TGAGAATTATCTATAAAATGAATATTACCTAAAGTATAAGGATTTATTGTAATATTATTACTTAAAGTTCCCCAAGTATCAACGTATGGAATTGTATCAATTATATATTGGGTATAATATTGATTAGTATCTGCTTGTTGATTTATTGCTAATAATTGCCATTTCCCATCACATTGAAATAATCTGCAACCAAAACTTGTTATAATTTTAGTTAATACTTCATAACAATTTAAACCTAAATAATCCCTTCTAAATTGATAAGATTGAATAAATGGTTCAGAAAAAGCATAATCTTCTCTGTCATTCATACCTTCAGCATAATAAGAACAAGCAGTAATTAATTTTAATTGAGTTGGATAATCAATAACATTTAAACAAAATGCAATTGCATATATTAACTTTGTTGTTAAATTTGTATCTCCAGTATCTACTAAATTATACTTTGCATATTCTAGTAACTTTAATCCATCGGTAGCTATTAAATCTACTTGAACATATCCTGTCGTAAAAGGTACTTGAACATAATCATTGAATAAGAATCCTACCCATAAAACATTACCTGCATTTACATATTCTACATAATATTTTCTATCATCAAAACTTAATAAGTTAGGGAATGTAGTAGAATTATCAGCCAATGGGATAATAAAAGAAATATTTAATTGACTAGATATAATTTGAGCAATAGGTTCATCTTCACTAGCATTTGCTTGAATTTGTAAATTAGTTGCATCATAAGCAGTTACACTTCCAACGTAATCTTTCTCATAAATATTTACAACTGAACTTGTTGCATCCCTTAGTATTTGAGTTAAAGTATATCTTAATCCGTATGCCATTATGCTAAACTAATTGATTGTCCTTTAAGATTAGATGCCTTTTGTGTCCTATTTAAAGCCACTAATAAATCTTGACCTCTTAATACAAATTGACCTCCATTTCCTGTTGAACTACCATTCATTGCACCTGCATTAAAAGAAGTATTTAAAAAACTACTTAATTTACTTAAAGGCATAATTGCCTCTGGTCCAGCTTCGCCAATTAACCCCATAGAAGGTCCAGTTGTTATTCCACCTTGTGCGTGTGGTTTAACACCTAATAGCATTTTAAATATATCAAAAAATCCTGTCGCTGCTTGGCCTCCTTGTGCTGCTACTGCAACATCACTTCCTGGCAATAAAGATAATATAGCAACAGTTATTCCTGCTTGTATTGCTAAAGCAACTAAATTTTCAACTAATTTCATTAACATATCACCTAATGCTCTTAATGGATTTTCTCCATGTTGCATTACATCCCACATATTCATTAAAGCACCTGTAACTTCATTTGAAATAGTATTAGCAAATTGTTTATATGCCTGTTCTTGGTCTTTTATTGCTTTTATTGTTTGTGTTCCTTGTCTTTTCTTTTCATCATCTTCGGCTTTATATTTTGGTGCATCTCTAGCAGCCATTTTACCTAACATACCACCAAATCCAGTTTCCGAAGCCATTTCATCAACAATAGGTTTTAATAAAGTTTTTATTGATTCAATTCTTTTTCTTTCTTTTGCAACAACTCCTTCTGGAGTATCTAAAAATATTAAACTTAAAGACTGACCCTTCATACTTCTTTTAAGTCTTTCTGATGCAAAACCTTCTCCTATTATTTCCTTAAATGAGTCTTGTAATGAATTATCAGTTGTAGTAGTACTTTTTTTATCAGGAGTTTTAAAACCCAATACGCTACCTAATAAACCGCCTTCCTTAGAAGAATATAAAGCAATATCTGCTTTGGCTTCATCAATTGATTTTTTATATCCTTTAACAATATCATCTTGTTGACCTTTTATTGTTTTTAGAATTATTTGCTTTCCTTCAGAAGTGGTAGTATATAAAGGCTTTGTAATAGCCTCTTGTTCTTGCTTTATTTTATCTTGTAAATCCTTATATTTTGATTCAGAAAGTTTTAAGGCATCAAGATTATTCTTTTCTGAACCTATTGCAAAATTTTGAGCAGCAGCCCTATTAACATATTGAGTTAATAACTCTTTAGAATAGTTCTTTTGATTATTTACATCAATGTCTTGTATTTCTTTGCTATAATTATAAAGTTTTTTTAATTCATTTATTGCGTTTGTTTTAGAAGCTGCATCTCCTTTACCTGTAATAGTATCAACTAAAAAATTACCTTTAGCAAGATTAGCTTGTTCAACACCTGCTATTTTATAAATTTCAGCATTAAGTTTATTTAATTCTTCTCTAAAAGTTTTTAATTTATCTGCACTATTACCAAATGCCTCTGTAATTTGTTTAGAGAATACAACCAATATAGATGAAACTACTCCTATTGCTAATCCTATACCTGCTGGTCCTGTTAAAGATGAAACCATTGATGCTAATGCATTTTTAACTCCTTTTTCTTTTTCAACCAACCTACCAAATGATTCAACCATTGGATTAAGGTTATTAGAAATACCTATAAATCCATAAGGTGCATCTTGAGCAATTCTTGAAAGGTCATTTAAAGCTAATCCTGCTCTATTACTTCCAACTTCTATTTTTTTTGTATCGTTACCAAAGTTATCAAATGCAACTCCAGCCTTAGTTAAACTTCCTTGCAGTTCTGTAATTCTAGCTTGTATTGCAGGAATTTTTGTTTCAATTATTGTAGTTAATGGCCAATCCCCTTTATAATTCTTAACTGTTTCCTGTAATTGGAATAATTTATCTTGGAGTTGTGTTAATTCTGTTAATGCCTTTTGATTTTCGGCTGAAATTATAATTTTTAACTCTGGCATCTTATTTTAATTTACTCCGTATAATTTTAATGTTCTTGCTAATTGGTCATCTGTTAACATTATTTTTTCTTCTTGTTCTTCATTATCATCTATCATTGGTATATGCCAAAATGATTTTAATGACTTAGGAGACTTTTCAGTTGTATTACTTAAGTATATAATATAGGCGAGGTTTCGTGTCCTCGCCCATTCATTTAACTCTTGTCTTTCTTTCCCCATTACAATAATGGAAAAATCCTTCCAAGTAATATCCCAAAACTCATTGGGTCTTAAACCGCATTCAGCAGCCTTAACTAATATATCATCCCAATTTAAGCTTGTTAGACTTTTTTTTTTCTTCTGTTGGAGTTGATTTTACAGAGTTAACTGTGTTTTCAATTATATATTTAATATAATCTATCAATTGTCCTTCAGAACTAAAAATAGTCCCCATTTCATCTATCCAATCACAAGCCTCATCTTCTGTATGCTCAATTGGTATCTTTAAAGAATTACAAGCAGATTTGTAACCAATAAATACTAATTGAACAATTAAGTCAATATCAAATTGTGTTTTCCCAAGTAATTCAAAGTACTTATCAATTGTTATATTGTTTCTTTGGCAAAACTCTCGCATTGCCCAAGTACCCCATTTTAAATGGATTGTATTGTTGTTCAGTCTTAATTCAAACATAGGTTATTTTTTATGCAGTTTCAGTTTGTGTTAGTGGTGGTAAAGTAACTACGAAAGTCGCAGAAAATTTAACATCATCTTTATCAGCAGCATTTACATCAAAGTTTGAAATAAATACTTGACCTGAATACACAATATCACCTGTTGTTGGAGTTGCTTTACCCATCTTCATATTAAAAGATGTTCTTGCAGCGTGAGCAGCATACAATTGTTGGTAAGAATCCTTACTTGGAGTTCCTGTTTCATCAATTGCAAAACCATCGCCTTTAAATGATTGAGTAAATGAAGGACCAGCTTGGAATTGGTCTCCACATTTTGAAGTTGCATCAATAGTGTTAACTACTGAAGTCATTGTGTTAGAAGTAAGACAAGCAACAGGTTTAAATGTTGAGTCTCCGTCTATGTCAGCTAAAAGAATATAATCTCTTGCTGATACTTTTGTTTCTGCCATTTTATTTTAATTTTGAGTTATTGTTAAATTATATGTTATTAATGTTCTAAAAACGTTGTCCAAAGGGTTTAATCCATCTAAATTAGTAACACTTCCAATGCTTAAAGCAGATGAACTAAATCCATTGCTTAATGTTATTGTTGTGTCCGAATTTATCGCTGCAAGTACTAAATCACTAATCGCTTCGGCTCGTTTATAGCCAAAGTTAGCATTTTTTGTAACAATGTCAACAATGATAGTTATTGAATTTGTATAACTTACCTTGCCTTGTTCTTGGCTTGAAGTTCTGCCATCTAAAACAATGTATTCATTATCTATTCCATCTGGAGCAATACCATCGTAAACACCTAATCCTGTTGCAGATACTAAATGAGTATAAAACCACTTCTTTATTTCTATGTTAGGATTTAGCATTTAATATATTTTTAAGTCTTTCTATTAATAATTTTTGTTCTTTTTCAAAGGCAGGTATTAGATATGGTTGTGCTCTCATTCCTTTCCTTAATATGCTTAATGCAATTGCATAAGCTATACTTTTAGACTTTTTGCCACTTCCAATACCTTTTCTTTCAACCCACAAAGTTAAGGCATTAACCATATCTTTGAATTTCCCACCAGACTTTTGTTGAAATTGAGATGCAAATGTAGAATAACCATTAGGAATTGATGTTAATGGGCCAGTACCAAATTCAACATAAGCAGCATAAGAAGTATAAGCACCAACTGAATACGTTAATTCACTTTCCTTATTCCATTTTATTGCTCCACGAAGTTTGCCAAAATTAATAGGTGCTAATCTTTTAGCATCTGATTCAATCTTCATAACAGAGGCTTGTATTTCATTAGAAACTTCTTTTGAGACTATTTCGGACATATTTTTAATTGCATCCTCAATCTCACTCATTCCTGTAAGACTTACATCAAATGCCATTATGCGTACATTAATATTTCGTAAAATCTAAACTGATTCTCTACATCCTTAATTGAGTGAATTGTGTACATTATGCCTTCTACCTGTATTTGGTAATTATTGTTGATTGTTACATCGTATCTGATAAATAACTTAGCTGAACGAGTAAAACTTAACTCCATTTCTAGTAATGCTCTATTTTCATCCATAGGTCTAAAATCGCCAAATACAAGACCTTGTAAGGCAAATGTTGTAGTATAGCCACCTTGCCCATCTGATGTCCTTGTAGGCACATATAAGCCTACTTCTGCATACATTGAATTGGCATCTACATAATTATCTTTCTTGCTTCCTAATTTCATAATATTGGGCTTATTCTTGTCCAGCGTTGACAGGCTTTCCAAGTCTTTTCACAAATACCTGTATCTGCATCTAATCCTCTATTCTCGTAATCGTAAGATACTTGGTCTAAAATAGCAATCTTTAAATCATTAGGGATAGTTGTATATCCAACTGTATAAGTAGCCTTTAAGTTAGCAAAATGAGGTCTTTGTAATTGTGGGAACTTACCCCCAACTAAAGTATAATCAGCAGCTATTATAGCATTATTATTTTGGTCGTATAATGAAGTAAAACTATTGACTGGTCCAAAAGGAAGGTTAAAATTGCCATCAAAATTAGTAAACCAAACAACGGCAGTCTTAGGTATTAAACTTAAGC